GGCCTTGTCGCCAGGCTTCCAGTCACCCAAGTCGACCTCCTTCAGCCGCCCGCGCAGGGTTACGACGACGGGCTTGACCGCGCCCTTCAGGCCTTGGAAGGCGCCCCGGAACGTGCCGTTGAAGGCGGTGCCGTCAGCCAGGCCGAAGAGTTTCAGCGACTCGCGACGCACGCCGGTGGTGGTGAAGTTCGCTTCTTGCTTCTCCATGCCCATATCCAGCTCCACCGGTACATCCATGCCGCCGGCGCGGTGTTCCTCGGTCTTGAGCGTGAGTTTGGGCAAGGTCAGGCTGGGTACATCGCCCTGGAAGCTCACACCGTCAACAAACAGGTTCAGGTTGGCCAGGGTTTCGGGAATCATTGCCATGGGGTGCGCTCCTTAAGCGGCGGTGTCGAGGACTTCGGTCAGCCATTGATTGGTGACCTCGACGCGGAAATTGGGGTTTTCAGCCGGCGGCACGTCGGTGAATCGGATGTTCCAATACACCTTGCCCTGCTCCAGCTGGCTGGACGTGTTGAGCACGGGGTCGGCGTACACCTCGAAGTTGATGATTGCGCCTTGGTTCTTGAGGTCGCGCATGAACGCCTGCAGGCCCTCGGTCACGTCCTTGACGTAGGTCGCGGTGATCGAGCGGTCGACCGCCCACTTGTGGCCGTACAAGATCGCGTCCATGACGATATCCATCGTCCGCACGCGGGTGACGAACGCCCATTTCGCATCGGTCGACAGGGTGCGGTTGCCCCACAGGCGGTACCCGTCATCGCGAATGATGGTGGCGATATTGGCGTTGTTCAGCAGGTTGGCCCGGCACGACTCGTCGCCGTCCAAAAACTCCACCGCACGGGTGGTGCCGGTGATGCCCGCAAATTCCTTGTTCGACGGCGAGGCCCAAAAGCCGTATTCGCTATCGGTCCAGGCGAACAGGCCGGCCACCCAGGCCGACGCCGGCGCGTCCACCGTCGCGCCGGCGCCGCTGGTGGCGTCCCAATACTGCACGCCGGGGTCGACCAGAAACGCGCGTTTCGCGCCGAAGTTCTTGGCGTACAGCACCGCCGCGTCGTCGGTGGTGTTGGGGCCGTCGATGATGGCGATAGCGCGCAGCTTGTCGGCCAGGGCGATGGCAGCAGCAGCGACCGCCTGGGTGGAGGTGTGCTTGGGCGCGATCAACAGGCGCGGCTGCGCGTTGAACCGGCTTTTGCCATCGAGCAGCGCCTGCAGGCCGGTGCGCTTGCCGTTGGCCAGCGTGCCGCCGATGATAGAAGTGGTCTGCGCGGCCGCGTCGGCCGCCTTGGCCACACCGCAGGCGACGATAACGGCCTTGGCGCGGGTGTAGATGGCCCGGCAGGCCTTGGTGATCGCCGAGTCAGCACCGAAGGCGGCGACCGCCTCGCGCTCGTTGGTGATCAGTACCAGGTCGTTGTACTTGGCCGTTGCCGGCGCGCCCTCGGTGAAGGTGTCGACCAAGCCAATGATCGAGGACGACGGCAACGCAATGCTGCGCGCGCCGGTGTCGACGTTCGTTACGGTAACGCCGTGAAAGAATCCAGCCATGGGAAAGCTCCAGAAAGCACAGAGCCGCGACATGCGCGGCTCAGGATTGAATGGGGTGTACCCCGCCAGGCGGGGCTGCAGGGATCGAGGTCAGAGCAGCAGCTGCACCAGCAGCGCCGCGACCAGACACACGACCAAGGGCAGCAGCAGGTCAAGCCGCCCGTCTGGCGTCCATCGCCAGAAGCGCAGCCCGTCGTACCAGCGCAGATGGGTCAGGTGCACCGACTCGACGTGCGCCAGGTTGCGCTCGCCCTGGGTGTACTCGCGACCGACGAAGAAGAACACGCCGGCGAAGGCGCCGGCCCAATGGCCAGCCGGGATGCCCAGCAGGGCCAGCAGGCCCCACGCGGCGACCATGATCAGCAGCGCCGCAACGACGTGCTCAAGGTGGGTTCGGTTCATGTGTGCCCTCCAGGCACAAAAAAAGCCGCTTAGCGGCCCTTGGGGTTGACGGTGTAGCAGCTGGGTTAGGCGGCGTTGCCGACGCCTTTGATACAGGCTTGAATGCCGGCAATGGCAGCATCAGCAATTGTCTCAGCCGCTGCATGCGATAACGCCTTGAGGGCATCCTGCTTGCCCCTCAAGCGAAGGGCGCGAATCTCATACAGCGCCTCTTTCCAAGCAACAGCCTCGGCTAGGATGCTATCGGCGGCGGCCTGGGCATCCAGTTCGGCCGCGTCCATCCAGGCCTGCACCGACGGCGGAACATCGCCAGCGTAGCCGGCACTAGCGAATGACTGGGCCTCTTGGGCCGCCACTTGATATTCCAGGGCCCGCAGCGGGTCGACCAGCACCATACGGCGGGCCTGATCCGCTGCTTGGTCAATCTGCTGGCACGCTACGGTCAACGCAGCAGGCAGCGGCAGTAATTCGAAATCGAAGCCAACCAGGGGCTGGCCTTTGTAGGTCACGTTGAGGTTTTGCTTTTGCATGGAAGATCCTTAAAGAGCGGTCAAGTTGGTGATCAGGTAATTGAGCGTTTTCGGGTCGGTGCCGGCCGCCACCCCGTTGACATACTTACCGCCGAACCCGCTGGGGAAGGTCACCGAGTTGGCATTCAGCGAAACAGGGGTTGTACTGCTACCAATGAGCCAGCCAATGAATGACGCATCCATGGTGATGGCCAGCGTTTCCAAGGAAACGCCCAGCAGCGGCGGCAAGTTAGAACCGGCGTTGGTGCGGATGAGCGAACAAAAACGCATGTTGCTCGGTACCGGAGACACCCCCACGCTCGAAGGCAGCACAATCTCGACCTGGCGGATCTCGATCTGCGAATACTGGGTCGACATCAAGAAGCCGCCCAGCATGGTTTGCACCACTTGGTTAGTGTCGGTCTGCTGGTAATACTGGACCTTCAACTTTGGCGCCGTCGACAGGATGCCGCCATAGATATAGACATAGGCGCAGCTGGATACCACCTGATAGTTAAGCGTGTAGTCGCTCAGCAGGTTGATTTGGCAGCTGCCCGAATTCGGCGTGGATGCCATCGCCTTGTCGATGGTTTTGAAAGGCGCTTCACGAGTATTGCCCGCGTTACTGTCCGAGCCGGCCACCTGGTCCACCCACCAAACCCGGGCGGTGGCCGGAATGGCAGCGATTGCAGCATTGACGGCCGTGTCGATCGCCGTTTTTTTGCCGTTGAAGTAGGTGAGCAGGTCGTTGGTTTTGGTAACCAGGTTGGCTACATCAGATTCAAGACTCATTGGCCTTAGGCTCCATGGATATGTTGAACAACAAGGGTTTGCAGGGAAATGACGGCGGCCGCATTGCAGACCACCGCACTCAGTAGGTTTTCGCGGTCAGTGTCTTGGCGCTGCTCGGCCGCGCTCATGCGGGCCACCAGACTGGTTTGCACCAAGCCAGTAATGCGCTGTTTCTCGGCCTGCGCGTCGATCTGGTCTTGCTGCTGCAAGCCGCGCAGCTGGGCAGCCACCTGCGCCGCCGAAAGGGCCGCCAGCGGCGCCGCCACGGTCAGGCTTAGCCCGGCCTCGCTGCTATTGATGGTGACGCTGTTCGCCGGCAACGCCGCAAACGAAATGTCGTAGGCCAGCAGCACCTCGCCATTGACTGGCTTAAAGGTCAGCGGGTCAGTCGGGTGCGACCAGACCGCCAACAACGTGCCGTCTTTCAGCTTGTAGCCCAGCTCCTTAATCCAGAACGCACGCGGGCCGTCGGCATTGGCGACGATGTGCAACATGGTGTCGCTCAGCCGCTCGCCGCCGATGATTGGATATTCAGCCACCTGGGCCACAAGGCTTTTTTGGCTGCTCGACGGCGTGTAGGCCGCCGTACCGACCACCACAGTGGCAATCTCCATGGCGATGCCGGTGTTATCCGCACGCAGCGCCGCCGCCAGGCCGGCCTTGGTAAAGGTCAGCAGTAACGGGTCACTCATTTACGATGCCCTCCATCGAGCCGCGCACGACAACGCGCGCACGGGCCGCACAGGCGGCCACCAGGCCCGACTCAGAATTGATAGGTATGCTGGTGATCGCGGCGGC